CGGTACAAGCCCAAGACCGATGGGGCTATCGACAAGAACAAGCACAGTCATGTGGCTGAGGCGCTTCAGTACCTCTGCCTGCATCTACACAGCGGTGGTGAAGCGGGACAGCTTACTCAACGCCGTGAAATTAAACGCTTGTCAGCCGTTGGGTGGACGTGATACATACCCCCTCGTCAGTCTTCGTTACTCCCTATCACCACTTAACCCCAGTGCAGTGAACCTCTTCATTGCCGCACTGGGGTTTTCTTTTGCCGGTTGCACACATAGAAGTGTCGTGCTAACCTACCCCAAACATCTTCTATTTGGGGTACCCCACATGGCTATCTACTCGACTAATCCGAAGATGGATACCTCCGGTATCCGCGCCGAGCAGCCTGTGTATGGCTACATGGGGAACCAGATCGGCACCAAGACCAAAGCTGGTGGAGAGTTCTACCTCGAAGCCATCAGTGAGCAGTCCGACGAGTACGGTATGGGCAAGACCAAGGCCCTGACCTCGGACGCCAACATGCGTGCAGCGGCCAAGCTCGTCAATCAAGGTTACTCTTGTGACCATGCTTTCGATATCGTCGGGAAGGAATCCATGTGGATGCCCGATAAGACCGACATCGTGAAGGCCGGGGCCAAGATGGTCAAGAAGATGTCGAAGGGCAGCAAGGGCTACTGATAGATGGCCGGTCTTACCTTCCTTCGTGTCGTCAGCAACGAGGACCTCGCTCGTCAGGAGAAGGAAGCGTCGGATCGTGCGCTCCAAGAACGGCAGAACCAACCTGTCATCCTCGGTCTGACTGGGTACCTGCGGCAGTGTTGGGATGTGGCCGAGATGGCCAAGCGGCCCATCGAGCAGATCATGCTTCGGGCTATGCGCCAGCGCAATGGCGAGTACGAGGCTGACAAGCTTCAGCAGATCAGGAGCCAAGGCGGCTCTGAAATCTATATGATGATCACCGAGGTTAAGTGCCGCGCCGCCGAAAGCTGGCTGCGTGATATCCTCCTCGACAATGGCTCACCGCCATGGGACTTGGACCCCACTCCGATCCCCGATCTGTCACCTACGCAGTCGCGTGAGGTGCAGGCCATCTTTGCCGAGAAGATTCTTGAGATCGTTCAGAACTCAGGACAGGCACCTACTGCGGCGCAGATGGCTGAGATGAAAGAGATGATCAGTCAGGATTATCGATTCGGCATCCTCCAGCAGTCACAGAACCGCGCTGACCGGATGAAGATCAAGATTCAGGACCAGTTCCTGCAGGGGGGTTGGGACACAGCGTTCAACGATTTCATCACTGATCTCGTCACGTTCCCGGCTGCGTTCATCAAAGGTCCGATTGTGCGGCGACAGCGGGCGTTGGGTTGGAAGACATCTCCCGATGGTCGTACGCAGGTCGAACCCATTGAGCGGCTTGGTCCTGAATACGAGCGCGTCGATCCGTTCCGCATCTACCCGGAACCCGGTGTCAGCACTATCCACGAAGGCTACCTATTCGAGCATCATCGCCTATCGCGCACTGAATTGTCTGAGCTTATTGGTGTGCCGGGATACGACGACGATGCGATCCGTAAGGTCCTTGAGATCGGTAATGGGCAGTCATGGATCAGCGAAGATGTCGAACTCCAGAAGGACGAGGAGGAGCGCAAGTACTACAGCTACATGCGCCCGACGACCGAATATGATGCCTTGGAGTTCTGGGGTAAGATCAGCGGTAAGATGCTCATCGAATGGGGCATGACCGAGGATGAGGTTCCTGATCCAACCCGCGAGTATGATGTCAATGTCTGGATCGTAGGCAACTACGTCATCAAGGCAGTGCTGAATTATGATCCGCTGGGTCAGAAGCCTTATGCCAAGACCAGCTTCATCAAGTGTCCCGGCGCGTTCTGGGGTAAGGGCATCCCTGAGATCATCGAGGACCTGCAGGGCGTCTGCAACGCGGCTGCCCGCGCGCTGGTCAACAACATGGGCATTGCCTCGGGTCCGCAGGTCGAAATCAACCTCGACCGCATTCCGGCCAACGAGGACATCACTCAGCTTTCGCCATGGAAAATCTGGCAGACAGTCAACGATCCTGTTGGCTCATCCTCGCCAGCGATCCGGTTCACACAGCCGGAGTCGCGCGCTTCTGAGTTGATGGCTGTCTACGAGAAGTTTAGCCGTCTAGCCGATGATCACTCGGGTATCCCGGCCTACGTCTACGGCGATCTCAACGTGCAGGGCGCAGGACGTACATCGTCTGGTTTGTCTATGCTCATGGGTGCTGCTGGTAAGGGCATCCGTCAGGTCGTGATGCATATCGACTCTGACGTGGTGAAGCCCATCGTCGAACGGCAGTTCGTCTACAACATGCGCTACGACTCGGATGAGTCCATTAAGGGTGACGTTGAAGTGATCGCCAAGGGTGCGATCAACCTTGCGGTCAAGGAGACCGTCAACGTGCGCCGTATCGAGTTCCTCAATGCAACCGCCAATCCTTTCGATATAGAAATCATTGGTAAGGATGGTCGCGCCGCGATTCTCCGCGAAGTGGCTAAAGGGTTGCAAATGCCCGTGGATGAGGTCGTCCCATCTCGGGAGAAGTCCGCATACGATCAGCAACAGACAGCGCTTGCGGCGAGTGCAGTTGCAGAGATGCAATCGGCACAACCCGGCACTGCGGCACCGACTGATGCGAGCGGCGCTCCCAAAGGTGGGATGGAAGCAAACACGGTCAGTAGCCGTACGAGTGGGAGGGCCGCATGATCCGGCCTAGCCCTCAGGTAACGAAGGCTCTTGGCGCTTCTGTCAGGCAGTTTCCAGCACTGCTGGATTGGCTGCGTGAATGGGAGATGCAGGAACTTCGCCGCCTACCTACTGCAGTTGACAACACTGGTATCTATCAGGGCAGATGCCAAGTGCTTGGCGAACTTGTAAAGTTCGCATCCGATGCCCCTAATCTAGCGGCTGATATATGAGCCGACTAATCAAGCTCACAGATTGGAGCAATTAATATGGCAATTCCAGAGCAAGTTCGTAAGCAGTCCGAAGCCGTACAGGAACTGTACAAGCAGCTAAATGGAGAGACCGGCACAGGCAGCGATGCCGAGGTCGGGCAGGAAACCGTTGACGCTGGCGATGATACGCCCACGGCTGACGCGAATGCGAACGATAATGCTGCTCAGGTGTCGGGAGATGAGCAAACTTCCGGCACATCAAACACGGAAGATGAAAACTCTGAGACTTATGCTCAGAGGTGGCGGTCCCTTCAGGGTTCGTACAACGCCACAGTTCGGCAGAAAACCGAACTGGAACAACGTGTAGCGCAGATGGAGCAACTGCTGGCATCCTTGTCAGCACAGCAGTCTGCGGCCCCGGCTCGTACTGAGCAGGCCCAGCCCGAGCGGCTTGTGTCTGATCAGGAGATCAACGAGTACGGCGAGTCGATTGACGTTATGCGTAAGGTCAGCCGCGAGGAACTTATCCCCGTTGCTCAACGCCTTGCTCAGATCGAAGGTCTACTTCAGCAGATGCAGGCCAATGTTGTCCCGCAGGTACAGGCTGTCGCGCAGCGCCAGCAGGTTTCGGCAGAACAGCAGTTCTGGTCTGATCTGACAGCGTATGTTCCAAACTGGCGTGAGGTCAACGACAACGACGGCTTCCAGTCGTGGCTGCTCGATATTGACCCTCTGACGGGTGTTGCCCGTCAGACGTACCTCGAAGAAGCCCAGCGCTCGCTTGATGCCTATCGGGTTAGCGCATTCTTCCGCACTTGGCTTGAGTCTACTGGACAAGCCTTTGTTGCTCAATCAGCCCCCGTTATCTCTAACGAACTTGAAAAGCAGGTAGCTCCGGGCCGCTCTCGCGGTGCCGGGTCGTCTGCCGCCAAGCAACCCAAAACCTACTCGCCGGATGACATCAAGAAGTTTTTCAATGAAGTCCGGTCGGGGAAGTATAAGGGTCGTGAACAGGAGCGGGATCGTATCGAACGCGACATCTTTGCGGCGCAACGAGAAGGCCGTATTGTCGTAAATGCTTGATTAGAAGGAACATACCATGTCGTATCCTGTTTCCCCCGGTAGCCCGAACTACTCGGGTAACTTCATTCCCGAAATCTGGTCGGGCAAGCTGATCGAGAACTTCTACGATGCCACCGTGCTTGCGGCGATCTCGAACACTGACTACGAGGGTGAGATTCGTCAGTTCGGTGATACCGTCAACATCCGCACCACCCCTGAGATCACGATCCGTGACTACGTCAAGGGTCAGGCACTGACGGTCGAGAACCCGGACAAGCCGAAGCTGCAGCTTGTCATCGACAAGGGCGAATACTTCGCCTGCGTCGAAGACGATGTGGACAAGGTTCAGTCGGACATCAACCTGATGGATACTTGGTCGAAGGACGCTTCTGAGCGTATGAAGATCAAGATCGACCAGCGCGTGCTGACCGACCTTCTGCCCGGTATCGCTGCAACCAACAAGGGCGCTACTGCTGGTGAGCAGTCGGCTTCGTTCAACCTCGGCACGACCGGCTCGCCGCTCACCGTGACCAAGGATGGCGCTGGCGGTACAACTTCGGTGATCGACCTGATCGTCGATATGGGCACTGTGCTTGACGAAGCGAATGCCCCGGAAGCCGACCGCTTCCTTGTCATCCCCGCCAAGATGGCTGGTCTGATCAAGAAGTCGGAACTGAAGGATGCCTCGCTGACCGGTGACAGCATGTCGGTGGTCCGTAACGGTCGCCTCGGTATGGTGGATCGCTTCACCATCTACGTGAGCCATAACCTGTACGTGACTTCGGGTAAGTACAACATCATCAGCGGCCACAAGATGGGCTTCACCTTCGCTTCGCAGATGACGAACATGGAGACCATCCGGTCGGAAACGACCTTTGGTAACATCATTCGCGGTCTTCAGGTTTATGGCTATAAGGTCATCAAGCCCGAAGCGCTCTCGACTGCTGTCATCCAGTTCTGATGGTGGGGAGCTTCGGCTCTCTACCTAGCCTGAAAGGTTACTATCATGCCTAACTACACTGACTCGCTTGGCTTCAATAAGGGTACCGCTGCGTACCCGGCCAACAACCCGCCGGTCTGCAAGATCGAGGTCGTACTCGATTTTGCTGCTATCGCTGCTGCTCGTGCCGCCGCTGGCGCTACCGCACTGGTTGCTACTGACACGCTTCAGGTCATTAACCTGCCTGCGTACTCTGTGGTTCTGGCTGCCGGTCTGAATGTCGTCACGGCGGAAACGACCAACACCACGGCCACTTTTGACTTCGGCTTTACCGGTGGTTCGCCTGCTGCAGCCAACGTCTACTGTGATGACTTCGCGTCGAATGCTGTAGCGATGGATTCGGATAACCTTGCAAATCCGACTGTCATCAAGACGGCAGACACTATCGACATCCTGCTCAACACTGCGGTCCCGGCCAATGCTGTTGTGAAGGCGTGGGCCATCGTCGCAGACTGCAACTGATCGGTTTGGGGCTGCTGGCAGGATTGGGGGTTCCCGGTCGGAAGGCAGCCCCTCCTTCATAGGAGGTTATTATGGGTGTCTATCGCGGCGTTACGCAGGACAATGTGACAATTCAGGGCGGTACGCTTTATAATGTTACGTTGTCTAACTCCAACATGACCGGCAGCACACTTACCGGTAATGTCGATGCTACAACTGGGTATATCCAGATTCGTACTAATACGGCTGCCGAGATCGCTGCAATTGGTAATGCGGTCAACACGACGGGTAAGGCTGCTGGGACTATCGTGTTTGATACGACCAACAGCAAGATCAAGGTTGCTACGGGTGCCAACGCCAACTCGACTTGGGTCGATGCAAATGGTACTAATGCGGTAACTCCGGCATAATAGGTGGGGGTTACGACCCCCACCACATAGCCAACATAGGAAGTTTCCATGCCTACCAACCTGACCGAATCAGCGATCAACGCCACCTACAGTCAGTTGCTGCATATTGACGGCGGTCCGGTTGCGACAGAGAAGACTGTCTACAGCGGCACAGGCGTGGCTACAGTCGTGAAGCTCGGAACTGTATCCGCATCTGTAGACAACATTCAGTTTGCCGGAAACACGATCTCGACACTAAACACTAACGGTAACCTGATTCTTTCGCCCAACGGTAGCGGCTCGGTCAACATCGCCAAGGCTACCATCACTAGCGGGACAATCACCGGTATCACAGACCTCGCTGTTGCTGATGGCGGCACAGGCGCTTCGGACCCCTCCACAGCGCGGACCAATCTTGGTCTCGGCACTATGGCTACGCAGGACTCGAACAATGTTTCGATCACAGGCGGTGCGATCTCGGGGGTCACGTTCAGCGGTAGCTTCACAGGACTGGCGCTCGTAGCATCCGATACGATTATCGGAGGCAACCTCAGTCTCAGTGGCAACACCCTCTCTAGCACCAATACCAACGGTAATATCATCCTGACCCCTAATGGGACGGGTGAGGTCTATGCGACGAAACCGTTTGGGTATGGTGGTACTGGCACCGGCGGCGCGGTCACGCAGGCCACTAATAAGTCTACAGGTGTTACGCTGAACAAGCTCTGTGGTCAGATCACAATGAGCAACGCAACCCTAAATCGCGGCACCTCAGTTAGCTTTACGCTGACCAATAGCTTTATCGACACGACCGATGTCGTCGTAGTGAACATTGCATCCGGTGCGACTGCGGGGGCATATGTCGTTACCGTCGAGGTCATCGCCTCTGGCTCATGCAATATCTCACTACATAATAATGCATCGGGAGTCGACTACTCCGAAGCTGTAGTTTTGAACTTTGCCGTCATCAAAGCCGTTAACGCCTAAGGAGTGAACTGTGCCGAAGCAGACTTATCCCATTCGCATCGATCTCGAAGCCGCGCGTAAGGCGACTGAGGCTCGTGATATGGCCAAGGCGCAGACCACGAAGGCTGCCAAGGCAACGCTCAATCCCGGTCAGGCTGTTGCCCGAGGCAACCGTACGCAGGGCATGGAGGCCAAGGAGTCGAAGCTCATCAACCGTAGCGGCACTGGCTACGGCGGCTATCGGGTGCCGTAATGGCCAAGACCCCCGCATGGACCCGCAAGGAAGGTAAGG